AGCGTCGGGTGCTTGAACATGGAACCGATGGCTGGTGCATCGCTCATGCGCAGCACGCACTCGACCGTCATTCCGCCTTCGGTCACGAACTCGTACGTCGGCATCACATCCTCGCAGCGGCTCCGGCGATCGCGGCCTGCGCACGGGCAGGGACGACCGGGGCCTCACCAGTAGGAGAAGGGTTTTCGCCTCCGGAGGGAACACCCCCCGCCGGGGCAGGGCCTCCGCCGCCACCGCCGCCTCCCTGAACCTGCCGGAGGATCGCCTCGTCCACGAAGTCGGCCATCTGCGGCACGTTCTGGGCGTCACCGAGGAACGACATCAGGTCGCGCCACTTCACCCACGGCATGGCAGGCATGGCCTGCGCCGCGGTGGTGACCACCTGAAACGTCTCGATCGCCCGCTTCTGGGCCAGCATCTCGCTGGTCCGCTCCATGCTGTAGGCGTCCACGTCCACCTGAAGGTCCTCCCACTCACCGACCTTCAGCCCCCCCTGAAACACCGGGTCCTCGATCCCCACGGCGCGGGCGTCCTCGCCACCCACCGGGATGACGATTCTGGAGTCGTGGAACATGTACCACCCGACGTTGCGGAACACCGTGTCGCAGGCGTCCTGAAACGCCCGCTTGAGGTGGGCGATCCGCATGGTGCTGGCGCTCTCCGCCACCGCGACCTCCGTGGCGCTGGCGGACCCGGCGATGTTGCCGCGCATGGCGTCGGACATGCCGAGGGCGCGGTCGAGCCGCTCCTTGGCCGTCTCCACCGACTGGATGTGCTGGTTGGTCGAGCCGCCAACCTCCACGGGCTGGAGGCTCCGGGCGTCGAGGCCCGACTCCGCGAAGACGTACATGTCCGGGGCGTTCACCACGTCCTGAAGGAACTTCGGGTTCTTGGCGTCACCGACGAGGATCCGCTTGTACCGCTTCTGGTTCTCCTGCTGGCTCAGGGCCATGTCGTTGCAGTACTGGATCTGGTCGCGGGAGGCCACGATCGGGGACAGCGGGTATGGGTCGTTTGGCACGCTGAATGCGCCGAAGACCGTGTAGGGACCCGTCTGCGGCCCGTAGTAGGGCAAGGGCCTCCGGATGAACTCGCACTCGCACTTGTCGCCGCTCCCTTGGTACTTGGCGATGGTGTAGATCGTCCCGTTGAAGAGCGCCTGATCCATCGCCTCGTCGATGAGTTCCGCGGCGGAATCGGCCATCTCCGGGACCCATATCTCGTAGATCGCGATTTCCCGGCGCTCGGGGATGTCGCGGGAGTCCCGCAACTCGTCCACGCCGTTGTTCGTCGCGAGGCCCTCGATGACCTCGCGGTTCCACGTCTCGTCGATCTCTGCGCGGCGGAGGAGGTCCTCCTTGTCGCACACCCAGACGTGGCCCAAGAAGCGGGCCTCCTCCCAGTGCATCGCGGCGGGGTCGATGATGAACCTCGCGGGGTCGATGCGGTAGACGCGGGGAAGGTAGGGGCCGTTGGCGTCCCACTTCCTCTCGGCGCCCTTCGGCTCGTTGACGGTGAGCGCCACGCCCCACCCGAGCAGCATGTCGGTGGCGATGCGCTCGATGGTGCCGCGCAGGCGGGTCATCCTCGACCAGCGGTTGAGCGCCGACTTCATCGCCACGCACGCGGTGCGCTGGACGGACGGGCGTGCGCTCGTGACGCGGACCTTCGGGTTGTCGTGGATGATGCGGGGAAGCACCATGCTGACGTAGGCGTGGACCGCGTTCTCCGGGTGGTTTGCCCCGTACCCGTCGCGGTAGCCCTGCCCGCAGAACCACTCGCGAAGTTCCTTCGGGGTCTGGAGGTGCAGGTCGCGGAAGTACTCGGCACGGTCGATCTCGTCGCGGATCGCCGCGATGTTCGAGAAGTCAAGCATCGCCCACCCTCGCCTTCGTCCTTGGTGCGTCCACCCCGAGCGCCCTGCGCAGGAACTCGACCTTCTCGTCCACGGCGTCGATGGACCCCTCCAGCCCGTTGATCCGCACGGCGACGGCCTTCACCTCCGCCATGACGTTCTCGTCCTTCGGCTTGAAGTACTCCTTGCGGAAGGTGGACGCCCTCAACTGCTCCTCGACCTTCTCGCTCTCGATGGGGTCAAGGTCGATCCTGACCCCCGAGGAGAGGCTGATCCGCAGGCGACCGTTGATCTCGTCGATCTGGTCGATGGAATCCACGGGGAACCACGTCATGCGGACCTTGATGAACATGTCAGCGGCCCTTCCTCGACGCCTTCTTCTTGGCGCGTGCGGGGAGCGACTTCATCGACTTTGTCTTCGATGCCATCTCCTTCGCGATGCGGGGGTTCTTCGCGAACATGTAGCCCTGCTGCGCCTTGCTCTTGAACGGCATCAGCGGCCCTTCGCCTTCTTCATGGGCTTGCCCATCTTCTTGGCAGCGGCCTTCGCGGCCATCTTGCCCTTGACGGTGTACGGGAACGTCTTCTTTCCGACCTTCGGCATCACTTGCTCTTCTTCCAGCCGCGCTTCATGGCGGCATAAGACTTCGCGCTCACGGACTTGGCAGACTTGGGGCGCGATATCCCGAGTTTGCGACGCTTGTTGATGTTCCCGACGAGGGAGTTCTTCGCCATGTCAGCACCCCCACCTTGCACGCGCAGCCTTGCCGCGCTCGCCCTTCCACGACCGACTGCGTGCGCAGAAGGACTTGTGGCGGGGGTCGTCCTTGTCCTTGGTGGGGGCCTGCAACTTGCTGCCCGTCGAACGGTTGTACTTCGCCCGCCCCTTGGCGGTCAGCCCTGCGCCCTGCGAAACGGGGAGTTTCTCGCCCCTGCCGACCGACAGGTTCGGGCCTCGCTTGCGTGCCATCAGTCCGTCCCTCCCTTGCGCATCGTGTCCTCGTCCTCCTCCTCGATCGCCGGGAGGAAGGACCATACCGGGGTGCCGTCACCGACGTATGCGCCGACGATGTTGACCTCAAGGTGCTCGCAGGCGTCGTCGTAGTCCAGCCCTTGGTCGTTCATCAGGACCTGAATGACGCGGTGGGTGTCGTAGACCACGCGGTAGGTGCCGCTCTTCATGTCGCGGGTCAACCCTATGACGGCATCGTCGAGGCCGTCCGCGAACAGCACCTCGACCTCGTTCTCGTCAACCCAAGCCCTGACCCGATCGGCGTTGCACACCATCATCCGAACACCTCCCAGTGCTTGAGGAGTTCTCCCGCACTGCCGGGAGCGTAGTCAGGACGTTCCTGACCGGGAACAGGTGCGTCGTCGAGCGCCATCCATGCGAGCGCGAGCGCGATCACCCTGTCGCCGTGATTCTCCCGTGCGCCCGTCGATTCGTCGCGCAACCTGCCGGGAATGACGCGCCCGTTCCCGTCGAGGACGTACGCCAGCATCTCGTCGAGGGTCCCCGTGCATGGCACGATCACCTCGCCCTGCTGCACCGCCCTCGACAGGTTGCCGAGCAGGATGCGCTTGGACGACTCGCTCGACACCCACCCGACCCTGTCCACGATCCCGTGGGTGGACTTGCCCTCCCTGCGCGGCTTCCACACCCTGTGGAACCGCTGCGCCTCGAAGTCCCTCTGGAGGCTCTGTCCGGGGCCGTTCACCTCCCATGCCACGACCGCCTCCTTGAACGCGCCCCGTGCCACGTCAGCGACCTCCGCGGCGAGGTCCGCGGGGGTGATCGAGGCATCGACCATCATCGCCACCATCGCCTTGGTCTGGGCGTCGAGGACGCACACCGCGCTCGCGTGGTTGCCCGTCCCGTAGGCGGGGTCCATCCCGATCGCATACGAGCCAATCTCCTCCTCGCTCCTCCACAGGCGCCACCTTCCCGTGGGCGAGTCCACCCACCTGCCATTCACCCAGTTGGCGCGGCGCGGCTCCCTGCCGAACTCCCGCCTGTGGGCGGTCACCGCCGCGGACGGGAAGAAGGCCGCTCCAGCGCCCATCGCCTCCGCGAACACGTTCTGGGCAAGGTCCACCTTGTCGCGCTTGCGCAACTGGTCCCCGAGCCAAGGCGTCCAGACGTAAGTGCCGCCCACGACGCCAGTTATGGTTCCGTCGAAGTCCACCCGATGCTCCGCACCCTTGGCCTTCTCGGGGTGGTGGTAGTACAGCATCTCCACCAGTTCAGGGTTCCCCGTCCCACGGGCCTCGTTCACCAACTTGTCGTACCGGGTCCCGTAACCGATTGGGGTGGACAGGGCGATCCTGCACGAGGCCGTGTCCGACGCCGACCGCCATGCGGCATCGTCATCCTCCAGCGCCGCGAACTCGTCGAACAGCACGAACGTCCGCCGTCCGCCACGACCGATGTGGGCGCTCGATGCCTGTCCGGCGATCGTCGCCCCGCTGACCGGATGACGCAACACCATGTGCTGACGCCAGTTACCGCCCTTCTTCAACGCCTGAACGTCGCACGGAAGCAGCCACCGGGGCTGGCTCCCGACCAGATAATCGACCTTCCAGAACAGGCTGTCAGGGTCGCCCGTGCGGTCCACGCCGTCCTCCACACGGCTCACCAGCAACACCTGCCACCCGTGGAACAGCCACCCCCACACCGCCAACCCCACCACAAGCCACGAAGCACCCATGTCGCGACTCTTGCGGATCACCACGTCACGACCGTCCTTCACGCAGGCCGCGAGCCGCCGGACACTCCCCACCTGAACAGGCCACGGGACGAAGGGGACATCCCGAACCAC